TATTGCCTGTATTCTTTGTATCTCTATGAAAATATTTACAACCTATAGTCTCTACATTTAAAGGTTCATATCCTGGTAAAGATACTTGAGGAACGTAAACTTGTGGTATTGATATTTCTGGAATATGTATTTCAGGTATCTTGATCTCTGTCATGGTTAGGATAGTAAACCTCTACATAGGATTCACATTTAGGACAGGAGAGGTTTGTAACCATTGAATATTCTTCTGCAAGTATCGGTTTGAGTTCTTCCACGCTATGATCTCCACCCCAGATCAACTCGGTTTTACAGTGCCAACAGTTCATAATTTCATCTTAGGTAGAGCCATAGATGGGCCTGTTGTTTTTGGCAATGCGTTATCCATTACTTTAGGTAACATACCTTTTACATTACCCATGACCTGATTCATCATCTTTGCCTTGAACTGCTCAGATGTTACATACTTATATCCAAAGTACCCTCCACCTATAACTGAAGTTACCATTATGAATGAGAGAATACTCAAAACATTAGCTATTTTTTGAAACATGGTTAAAGAAGTTCTTAATAAGATGGTAGCACCACTTACATTTATGACGCTATTTCTTCTGGTTGGGTTGATGCCTTTGTATCTGATGGCTGCAATGCTGCGGATGTCTCTTGAGTCTCCAAAATCTGCTGTTCCAAAATCTTCATTGCACCAGTAATTTCATGGTACGCAATGCTTAACTGGTCACGTTCCAGTGTTAGTTGTTTTAACTTTTCCTGTAAATCCATAATTATTCGTAAACTTTTTTACCTGTGACAATAGCAGCATCTATGGCTGTAAAATCTTCAGTTGTCCAGATAGAGGTTGTTTCATCAAGTTTTTTATAAGCCTTAATAATTTCAAGATGCTCTACGTTTCTTTTTATACGATCTTTCCATTCTGCATCTGTCTCACCAACACTTGCTGAAGTATCTGTATTTATTAAGGTGACGCTATCACCAGCAGCAGAGAAAATAGCTGCAATTTCATCTGCGGTTCTTTCTTCCATAATAAAAAATTAATTTACCTATAGTTTACCCTGCTTCGAGGGCTGTGACTTTTGCTGATAGTTCTTTGATTGCATTAATCATGTGCCAAAACAACTCATCAGTATCTACGCTTTTAACACCTCTTTCATCTGTCGTTACGCAGTTTGGTGCAACAGCTTCTAATTCCTGTGCAATAATTCCAATTTGTGTTTCAGTTTTACCTTGACATATTAAAACTTGATGGACTCCATCTGCATTAGGAAATTCTTTCATATTTACAGTATCATCTGAAGTTACAGGAGAACCATCAGAATATTGTTTATATTTAAAGTTTCTAACTATTACGTTATCAATAATTGATAAACCAACTGTATTTGTGATTATATCTTTTTTAAGCCTTTCATCTGAAGTCTGAGACCAAGTAGAACTATTATTACCTTGATAACAATTACCACTACCATCTCCATATATCCAAGTGGCAGCATTACTCATTCCAGTACTATCTCTAGCTATATAAAGTCGATTATCACCAGTAGAAACTTGAAAAAGTCCAGCAGAAGTACCAAGACAAACATTATTACTACCAGTGGTAATAGAACTTCCTGCTCTTCTACCTAATGCAACATTACCAGTACCAGTAGTTATTGATTGCCCAACATCCCTTCCAACACCTGTATTATTATTACCTGTTGTAATTGCTTGGAAAGATCCACGACCCACTGCTGTACAATCTCCCGCAGTTGTAGATAATCCTAAAGCACTAAGACCTATCGCAGTGTTAGCAGCCCCAGAAGTATTAGAATCTAAAGCATTTGCACCCACAGCAACATTTTCTGCGCCAGATGTGTTTGCAAACATAGCTTGAAAACCAATGGCCGTATTATTAGAAGATGTCTCGTCTGCGTCTAAGGCTCTCCAACCTACTACAGTGTTATTACCACCTGATGTGATTTGCCTTGCTGCGTTATAACCCACAGCAACATTTTGACTACCTGATGATAAAGCTGTTAAAGCATTTGCACCCAAAGCCGTATTTTGAGTACCAGTGGTATTATTTTTTAAGGCTGAATAACCAACAGCAGTGCAAGTACCGTTTGTAGTTATTTTGCTTAATGCTAGAGACCCAACAGCCGTATTTTGTGACGCGGTTGTGTTGTCATTTAGAGCGTCTTTTCCAAGTGCAACATTATGATTTCCACTTGTGTTTTGTTGTAAAGCTGAATTTCCTAAAGCCGTATTGAAAGATGCTGTGTTGAGATATAAAGCTCCGTCCCCAATACCAGTATTTGCCTCACCAGTCGTTACAGCTTGTAAAGTATTATGTCCCACCCCAACATTACCACTGGCAGTGGTATTTGAATCCAGACAATTACTACCTACGGCAACGTTTTGAGATCCAGTTGTGTTTAATGCTAATGCTGATTTTCCTACTGCTGTATTGTTACTTGCAGTAGTGTTGTCAGAAAGTGCCGATTTGCCAAGGGCTGTATTATTTGAACCAGTATTATTAAAAAACAATGAGTTTTGTCCCACTCCTGTATTTTCACTTCCTGTTGTGTTTGCACTTAAAGAACCATAACCAAAGGCTGAGTTATTATTTGCACTTGTGTTTGCATCTAAAGCAAGAGATCCAAATGCTGTGTTTGCATCTCCAGTTGTTATGTCATTTCCTGCGTCCTTTCCAAACAACGTATTATCAGTCGCATCAGTTCCACTGAAACTAGCACCCGCACCTGTTCCAGCTATAGTATTATTTTGAGCATCACTTGTTACTCCTCCACTGCCATCTGCAAATTCAAGTTGCCCAATAGCAGTTGAACCCGATCCAGATATACTTTTTACTTTTAAAAATTTATCAGCAGCAATCTGATTATCAGGCAATTTTATTGTGTAAGACTGACTTGCAGAGTGATCTGGTGATTCAAGTTTTACACCATGACTATTTTGTGAACAGTTAAGTTGTACTTTTCCATTAGTGCTACTTCCATCACCCTTTACCTCCACTACACCAGTTCCATTTGGATTTAACTTTAAATTTCCATTAGATGTAGAGGTATTTAACTCGAACGCTTGCAAATCAAGGTTGCCTCCTAGTTGCGGAGAAGTGTCATCAACTACGTTTGATATTCCACTTGCACCACTTAATGAACCCCAAGCACCATTGTTATATCCTTCAAAGGTATTTGTTTGACTATTATGACGTATCATGCCAACTGCTGGGCTACCGTCTCTCTGAGCCGTTGTACCAGAAGGCAAAGTTATTGAAGATGTAACATTAAAAGTTGCTCTGGCTGTAAATGTATTTGCTGAAGATAAAGAAGCATGACCAAAGTTTGCAAGACTTACATCACCTAAACTTACAAAGGCATTATTAGCAGCGTTTCTAATTTTTAAAGTATTACCATCAATGTGTTGTGTATAAGCTGCAACGCCAATAGTAGGGTCGCCAGAGCCTTGATTGGTAGTACTTAATGCAGCAATTATTTGATTTAACTTTGTTCTTACGACAAGACCAGTTCCATTATCAACGGTAAACCCCGAACCACCAGTATTATCAACTCTTGACATTTAAAAAGTAGTAATTGTTTTAAGTATATCGGTTTTATCCACCTTTACCAAACCCAATAGCAGTAAAATTAAAATTTCTATCAATAGAAGCCCCAGAACTATCTTTAAAATGAACTGAAAAGCCTGTTGAACTTACGTTACTTAATTCAAAAATATCCCCAGATGCCATATTTAAGGCTGTAATTCCGACAGAGGGTAAATGTGAATTAGCACCCAATAAACTGCTAGTTCCAACAAAAAATGGGTTATCGAATGTCACATTTTTTTGCCCAGCACCAGACGCAATAGCTGTTGCATTTTGTTCAGTTCTTCTTTGCAAACTTGCTGTATAACCAAGCTCCGTTACTCTAATTGTTTGTGCAGGGTCGCCAGAAGTCAAAGTAGTTCTAAATTTAAATCCTCTACCTTTGTATGTTCCATTTGCAAAAGTTTGAAAACCAGCGTAAGTTGCAGAACCAGAATTTGGGTCGTTTTGAGTTACATTTACTTCAGTAATAGCATTAACGTCAACACTTCCAGTGCCATCAAAATCCTGTAAGTCGTCAATTAAACCCCTGCTGTCAATTAAATCATTAGGGTAAATAGCTTCCGATTTTATATGTTTTTTCAAATCTAAAGCAAAAACACCGCCTAAATCTAAAAAAGTACCGCCAGCACTACCACCAAATTCATAAGTACCAGATGATGCAACACCACCAACAAAATCAATGCTAGTTTCAGAATCAAAGTCAGTAATGGAATCTATTAATCCTACTGAACTTAAAGTCAAAGAATTACTAGCACTATCAAAACCTGTAGTTGTTTTTGTGCCTTGAAATTTTGGGTTGTCTTGATCTTCACGCCTTGTTTGTGTAATTAATGCTGGTTGTGGGTCAGGTGGGTCAATAATAACGGAAGTTTCCCCTGTACTAAATCTTTGACCGTCATCTTGTGCTTTTAAAATTACTTCCCCAGCCAAAATAGGTATTTCAGCAGAACTTGTATTACCAGAAACAGCAGTAACAAGGTCAGTTGCATTTGAAAAAGTGCCATTTCCAGTTGTATCTGGTGTGTGCCTTATAAAGATACGCCCCCCTGCCAGCACGTCTGCCTCTGTAACAGGACTCCATCTAAGCCTTGCAAGTTTATCTGTTAATGGCTCGTAAGTAAGTCCTGTTATGTCTTGTGGTGGGGCTGTTTTACCAACAGCATCAAAAGTAAGTTGTGCTGGTGACCTACTTGGTTCTCCAATGCCATTAAAAGAAAATACTCTAAATTCATACCTACCAGCTTGACTATTTACAATTTCAGCATCACTTGAAACTGTATCAATTTTAAAGAAACTCCCATTGTCAACCCTGTAATGAACTTCATACCTACTTGCCCCTTGCTGTGTCTGCCAATCAAGTAAAATTTTTGCAACAGCTTTATTATTAATAATTACAATTTTTTCTTGTGCAGAAAGTCCCTCTGGTGGGTTTAAAATAATCGTTAACGCTGTTGTATTCCTGACAGGCAAAGCCGCCCCGTCCTCAACAAAAGCATATTTACCCTCATTGTGCTCAAGTGCAGTAATTGAATAAGTTGTATCATCATTTTCACTTACTGAAATGACTCTCCAAGTAGTTGTCTCTAAATTTGAACTTTCTAAAATATAAGGTGCATTTACATTTGGAGTTGTACTAAATGCTGATGAAACAGTTATTGTTGCTCCTGTAACGCTGCTGATGTTTTTAGTTTCAACTGTGCCGTCAGGCATAACTATTGATATAGTTGGGCTGTTTGAAGTTGGAATATCTGTAGAATCTGAATTATCTAATACAACTACAGTTGTGCTTGTTACAGAAGAAAGCAAGCCGCCTCTTCTCACACCAGCTTTTAAAGAATCTGCAATTTCAATAATATCTCCACATCTTACTAATACACCAGCAGCCGAGGTTGTTGCAAAAGCACAAGTTTCGCCAGAATTTTGTTCATTAAATAAAAACCATTTACCCAATCTTGCTGCTTGCCCTCTTGAAGTACAAGCAAATGCTTTTATTGTTTTAGTTACAACTCCATATTTTGTTTGTGTTGCTGCGTCAGCTTCAACAGTTTCAATATCTAATTCTTGTGTAACCATGTCAAAATATTGAACATTAATTACTGTATGCCTTGTTTTTAAACTTGAACCATTATAAACAAAACCATCTTCAGTAATATTTGAATTATTAAATATGTATTTTGTTGGTTTACCTTCAGCATCTTGGGAAATAGAAACTGAACCCGCAGCAAAAAAAGCAATTGCCCTCATAGAACCACATAAAGCATTAATAAGATTAAATGCTTCGGATTGTTGAGTTATGTTTACGTTGCAACTAAATCTTGGCTCAGTACTACCATCACCATTTCCAGCATCTACTAATGCCCCACAGTATTCACTCACAGTTTTAAAACTAAATTTATCAAGGGAAGATTCTGCAATATTGCACCCAAAGCGTTCAGAAATCAAAAGATCGTAAAGTATCCAAGCTGGGTCAGAACACCACTCTTTACTAGCCTTAAAAGTACCATTCCATGTACCAGAATAAGTAAGATTGCCATGAGTAGCATTTACTGTTGCATTTGAGGGAATTTTAACCTTTATCCCTCTTATTCGATACCGCCTATTTGGTATTCTTGGGAATTTTTCAGCACTAAAACGTAAGGCTGTATGAGCAGTATTTGGATATGCGTTCTGCTTCATTATTATGTTTGTAGCAGAACTAAACCTAAAAGCATTTACAGTATTTGCATCTGTACTATCTGCTGTTACCCTTTCTACTCTTATCTGTACTGGGAAAGATGTGCCACTCGCTAAATTAATTAAATAGTCTCTAAAATATGCATTTGTTGATCTACCTTTTACAGTGTCATCAACTGCTGTAGTTGTTGTTCCATCATTTTCAATAATTTTAATTCTTAATTGTACCTCTACTCCATCAATACCACCTTCATCATTAAAAAATTGCATGGACGGAAATTGCAAGGTAACTCGCACCGCATTAATTGTTGATTGACTAACTGTATGTGTAACAGGATTTGAAGTTGTAACTTCTGTACCAATTCCAACTTCTGTTTCAATATTTCTAATTCCAGAAATAAATGTTTGATTTGCAGTGCCGTCCCTAAAATCAAAGCCAACATCTTGAAAATTAAAATCACTATCTTGAGGTGAAGTTACACTTGCAGCCGCTTGTAAAATTGGTGTTTGATTTAAAAAAATATCTTTTTTAAAACTATTTATATAAGCTGTTGATGTTTTATCTGTGATGCCATTTTTTGACGCTGTTGCACTTCCTTCTATTTCTCCCTCAGACAGTAGCTCTACTATCGTATTAAACTGCTTGGAAGATAATGCACCACTTGGCAAATCAGGATTTGAAAAAGTAGTGTTTTGGTCAAATTCTTTTATAGTCATTAGTTTGTCCCCTCTACTTGAACTGTATCAATTCCATTTGATACAACAATAGAACCGACCAATATTTCACCATAAGCCAAGTTAACTGGAATACCAGCCTGAGTCATATTTGTCAGCCCTGTGAATGAATAATTACTTGCTAATGCTGATGGGTCTAGTGGGTCTTGTCCTGAATCTCTATTTCTTGTGTCTTCTTGTGGCGCAAGCAAATTGTTTATCCCTTTTTGTATTAAATTTAAAGCAACATAAGTTAAAACGTATTTTAAAACAACCTGCCTAACATATTCTTTAGCTGCATATTTTAAAGCTAAACCAATAATTAACGTAAAAAAGTTTCCATGAACTAAAGGTATAATTTTTATTTCTTGTTCTGTTCTTATATTTAAAAAATCCTTTGTTATTGGTTTATCGCCTACTTTTACACAAAAAAGTTGTTTAGTCATTTTCTCCTCAAGACCCTTAAAATTACAAAATAAAAAACTAAATGCTTCATAAGGTGAATTTACATCAGCCATAAATTCACTTTGGCCTGTATATTTTTTTAAAAACCCATAAACTTTTATTTTTTTAAGCATCTTCTTCGGGTTGAATTACAATCATTTTATCTAGATCTGGACAAACAAGATAAAAAGGTATTTGTATTGAATTACAACTTGCAATATCTTCTGGTGAAAACTGTAATACATTTTGGGGGTGTGAATGTAAAATTCCAACTATTTCACCTTTATCTTCACCATCTGCAAAATCAAAAGGGTCAATTACAAAAGAATTAACTTTAAATTCATACGCTACATTTTTGCATCTAAAATATTCAAACCCTTTCTCAGTTTTTAAAAATAATCCACAACATTCATTTGGTGCTTCCTCTTTAGCGTGTGCTATAGCTTGCAATTTACAAAATTCATTCATATTTAGTTTACAAACGTTCCAACACCTTCAAAATCTTTTCTTGTAACCTGTCTTGCTGGTACTTTTTTATTTTCCATATCAAGTCTATTAACTAATTCAAATGAAACAACATTTCTACTTTCTTGGATTTTTCTATCAATAAAATGTATTTCTTTGGGAAATTCATTTGAACTTGGTGTACCAAATGGATTTGTACCACCACTAAAATTAGAAGCATCTAAAGCATCAGCAGTAAGAGTTCTTCTTGTTACTTTTGCATCTAATAAATCGTTATGTGGAGTCACTAAATTTACTAAAAGCAATAAATCTGTAACTCTTATAACAGAGCCTAATCTTGTAATGCCACCTAAATTACTCATTACTAATGTAGGTCTAGGGATTTTTCCTTCTCCATTGTATTCATAACCTTTTGTCTCAATTGGGAATCTTTCATAAGTGTTAGTTTGCCACACAATATTTGCATAAGTACTAATATTTCCACCAGAATGAAATCTAAAAATAGTAGGAACATTAGTTGGATTTCCTGTTGCATAATGCAAACCCTCTACCAATTCCAACTCAAACAGTTCAATAATTGAATTTGGATTTATTTTTTGTAATTCAGAATGTGGTATTGCCATTAAGCCTCGAAAACTTCCTCAAATGTTAAATTCATAGTGACTCTGTTATTAACTGGTATAGAGGCACTTCTTCTGGTGCATTTAAAATTTCTTGCAGATGATTCACCTCCTATTGTGTACTGAAACGCGTCTTGATCGTCAAAACGTGCATTTAAAAATGTGTTGATTGTATCTGCCTGTGACTGTGAAATATTAAAAACTAAACTGATGACATGATACCTTTTATTTGCTGCAAGTCCTCGAACTAGTCTTTGTTCATATCCATCACCAAGTTTTACAACAATATTATCTTGCTCTATCGTTTGTGTTTCTCCGTAGGCTGGAGTGATTGAGGGAAATGTTGCCATTATGCTAATAAACCTCCATTTCTTTTTTCTCTTACAATAGTCTCTTGCACAACCAACGCAATAGTCTCTCCTAATTGTTGTGATGCTCCACTATCGCCCTGCACTGAGCTACCAGAGGCATCTACTGAAACATTGACTATATTTGTAATACTATCGCCTCCAGATGTTACTGAGGGGATTATAGTGCCTGATCTGTTAGGAACAAACAACTCAGGTTGACGTTCTCCAACAATATATGGCTGCCCAGCTTTTACAGGGCCACCATTTGCTCTGAAAAGACCTCCAATAAGACCACCTAGAAAACCTCCAAGACCTCCCTTCTCTTGTTTCTCACCAGTAAATCCTTTTTCAAAACCTTCAAATAATTTATCAAAAGCTTTATCCAAAAGTTTATTTTTTATTTTATTTAAAACATTGTTCATAGCGTCACCAAACGACTGTGCGCCAGTAACAGCGTCCCTAAGATTACTTTTTATACTGCTTTCAATTTCTTGACCCACAGCAGTCATTTCTTCTTTTAATTTTCTAGCAGCCTCTTGGTTTTTCTTTTGCAACTCCTCCTGTTCTTCAAGTTTTTTATTTTGTTTGTCTATTTCATTTGATTTTTTAATTTCTTCATTAAGCCTATCTCTTAAAACTTTATAATTTGCATGCTCTAAATTTAATTGTTTTGTAAGTGAATTGATAGCCCTCTTGTTATTATTTTCTTCGGCAACAGCAAGCCTTTTGAGAATATCAAATCTTCTTTTGTCAACTTTGGCCATTTCTGCCCTTAGTGCTATTTGGTTTCCATCTTCAAGAGCTTTATTAAATTCTTTTTGGTTTCTGGTCGCTTCAACTAATTTTGTTGCCAAAGCACCAACACCAACAACAAGCAAACCTATGCCAGTTGTCGCTATTGCAATCTTTAAAGCTCCAAGTGCAAGAGTTACTTTTCCTACTCCACCAGCAGCTAATAGTGAGGCCGCTTGCATACTTGTAAAACCACCAGAGGCAATAAGACTTTGAACACCTACCATATTAAGTTTTACGAGCAAAGCGGTAAAAGCACCTGTCACAATAGGAATACCAACTGCCAAAAGTTTTGCAGCAACAGCAATTTTTGTAATCAATATTGCAGCCTGACCAGCATCACTTTGAACAAACTCCGTTAATTGAGTTATAAAATCTGTAAGTAATCTTGTTACACCTTCAACTGCTGGCCTTAATTCATCACCAAAAGCTCTTGATAAGTCCTCTGTTGCATTACTAAAGTTTTTAAATACTTGTGTAGGGTCATTTTTAAGTAACTCTTTCAAAAATCCACTACCCTCATTTCCTATCCTCCCTAAAGCTCTGAGAACAACATCACTTGTCAATTTACCGTCAGCAGCTAATTTTTTAAGCTCTCCAATAGTAACTCCAAGCTCTTCAGCAATCGGGGCTAGAACTGTTGGCACTTGTTCTGAAACACTCCTAAATTCATCACCAGCAAGCCTTCCTGAGCCAAGAGCCTGTGCTAGTTGCCTAAATGCGTTTGATGATTCTATAGCAGATGCACCAGCTAATTTTGCAGCAGTATTGAATCCAAAGAATACAGTTCTAATATCTTCAACTGATGTTCCAAGTGGTGCTAATCTTGCTGTAATATCTGTTACACCTTCCAAAGCTTCGACTGCACTTAATCCAAAAGCTTTTTGTGCATCTGCGGCTATTTTTTGTGATTTAGCAAAATCTGAACTACTTTTTGTAAGCAAGCCTAATCTTACATTTAACTTTTCAAAATTTGCTGATGTATTAACCGCTTGCCTTCCTACTAAAACAATACCTGATGTAAGAATCGCAGTTCTCAAGCCATTAAATGAGTTTTGTAATTTATTTGTTTGATTCTGTACACCATTTAAAGCCCTAGTTGCACCACTGGCATCAACTCTTAATCTAACGACTGCCTCTGCCACAGATAAAAAAAACCTTTACTCTATATTACCTTGAATTGCGTTTTTGTCGTTGCAATGCCTTTTTTTCTTCTTCAGCCTTTATTTCAAAATATCCAGCCCAATATATAAACTCTGCCTCAGTCATATTCATTCTGAGTTCTTGCACTGTCTTACCAAGTTCTGTTGCTAGGAAAAACTCAAATCTAAGCCAGTTATCCCCTTTTATTCTTTTTTTGCTGTATCAATATCAAGCTGAATGTCATTAAGGAAAAGCTCAAGATCATTTAAAACTTTTTCTGGAAGTTGTCTTTGCAACATTGGTGCATCTGACATATCAAAAGCTGGAGTTCCATCTTCTTTTTCTGCCATTTGACAAAGAAGTTGAGTTGATACAACCAAAGCGTCAGCATTTGGCCCAGCTAATTGCTGTGCTTTTACTCTTGCATATCTTGTTATAGGTTTGAAGTAAATAGTAGTAACTACTTTGCCTTTTGAATCTTTTACCTCAAACTGTCGTCTTGTAACCATTTCATCTTGAAAAGCTCCAAGAATAAGGTCTGCGGTTCTTTCAGTTGCCATAAATAAATGCGAAGATTTTTACTTTTTAGATTGCTGATGTAATAGTGCCAGATGGCTTGAATGTGATGTTTATTGTGCTGACATCACCTAAAGCTGAACCTTGCTCAAAGTTTGTTATAAGGCCGCTAAAGCTGATCTTTTTAGTTCCGCTTGCACTATCAGGGAAAAGCTCAAAAGATGCTGTTGCGGTGTCACCTGTGGTCAAAACTCCGTCCATAAAAGTTGCAGTCTCGCCAGATGCCGCAGCGTCATAAACCAATTCAGCAGAACCCTCACCCTCGATAAGTCCACCAACAAATGATTTAAAAGTATCACCTTGCACAGTAGTCTCCTGTGTGTCTTTAGTGATAGACATAGACCATGATCTAGTGCCTAGTACAGGGTTTACTGAAGAACCACCGTCATCAAATTTGACCTGTCCAACATCACCTTTTACAGCAGCCATAACAATTAAAAGAAAGATTTATAAATATATTAACCTTTTTCAGCTTTTTTTACATCTTTTTTTGCAACTATCTGTTCTTGATAATATCTACGACATTGTGGATCCCAATACTTAGGATCTCTTCTACCTTTGACAGCTTCAATAGCATCAAGCATTTGTTCTGTGATCTCCATAATTACAAGTCCTCATAAATATTAAAAGTGATTCTAATTTGTGTTTGAAACTTACCTTCTGGACTTGATGTTAATATCTCAGGGCCAATAGGGGCATCAAAAATAACATTAGAAACAGTCACCCTATTGTATAAGTCTCTTATCCGTTTGCAAATTGTAAAGTTTGAGCCAGCCCCAAGACCTTCCTCTGTAAATACATTTATTAAAACTAAACCAACAATATTATTAAAAGCATTACTTGTATCTCCTTGAGTTAAATATTCATTTGACCCAAAGCTGGTAACGCATTGAACAAAGGTATCTTCTGTAGTGCTATCAAATGCCATATTATTAAATACAACAGGGATTGCAGGGCTTGAGGCCAGTTCTGTGGCTAGTCTTGCCTCAATAGTGGATCTAACTGTGTTTAAATCTGTAGCAGCCATTTATTTGAATTTACCTCCCAAATTGTTTTCTAATATATTGTTCTAATTCTTTTCCTATTAACTCAGGAAATCCAGCCTGTGTATTTTGTCTTGTTCTATAAACACCACCCCATGAAGGTGGAAGGTTAAGACCAAAGCAAACTGGCTCTGAATAAGCAAGGTTATTAATTATTGTTCCTTCAAATGGCTTTATTTCTGTCTGCCATGAATTTCTCAACCTTCCAGTATCAACTGGTGTAGCTTTTTTAACTCTTCTAGTCCACTCCAAAGTTGTTGCTTGAACAATATCAATTATTTTTTCTTCAAAAAAATCATCTGTTTGATCTAGCTTAATTCTTCTTGTCATCTTTACCTCAAAATAAGATCAAAGCTTACAGCAGTATTATTTTGTTCATTTGTAATAACTTGAATAATTTTAAATTCAACGCTACTAATAACTACTCTATCTTTTGTCGTAGGAACAAATGTAAGATCTCCAGCAGATATTGTCAGTAACTTATCCTGAGATTCAATCAAATCATTTACCTGATTCTTGGAAACATTACTTAATGCACCTTTGATAGTTGTGTCAGATGTTGATTCACTTATAGCTCCTGTTGTTGTGTTATAACTTCCAGCCGTCACTTGCCTGATAGTTACATCACCGCCCAGCTTTTTTAATGAAGCACTAGCCGCTTTCTTAAGTGCGTTAGCAAGACTCATAATCTATATGCAATAACTTGTCCGCTTGCAAGAGTGATACTTGTAATAACACCGCAAACCTCAGTTGAGGCTTTCATTTCAATGCCATTAATTGTTGCAGATCCATTCTCTGTAATATTCTCGGCCACAAAAGTAGCTTCTGAATCTTTTAATGCGTGAACCTTACCAAATCTGCCTGTATGTGTTGCAGTATTAGTAATGATTATTGCTGCTGGGTAGTCGTAGCCGTACATTTAAGACCTCTTGATTGATAAGTTTGCTCTTCCGCCTATTCTAATGCCCATCAGATAGTGGTCAACGATTGGCGGAATCCTATCTATGCCCACAGCCCCAAAGAATCTTGGTGTTACATTTATATTACCAACACTTACAGCCGCAAAATCTTCCAACCCACTAAGTTCTAATCCATTTCTATTATTGTTCAAATAAACTGCCAAAACCACTTGAGCCTTTTTCACTCTTTCTGGAATCTCAGTATCAGTGTAATAATCAGCAACTAATCTATTTGGAAAACTTAAGCCATAAAGGTTTGTATATGTATCAGGTTTTCTTACTCCTGATCTAGGCCATTCCAAAGCCTGTGTATCACTTACCCTTGCCCCCAAAAATTTTTCTCTATCTATTCTCTGGGCGGCTGTAAACAATGCCCTGTTTTTATTATCAGTAGTTGAATTATCCCAAGCGGCATTGTCATCACTTAGAACAAAACCTTCAATGATAGCGTTTGCATCATCAAGGGTTATATAAGT